GAGGACGCAAAGGGTGGTAGTTGTTGACGTCATCGGGTCCGTCGTCATGATCGACGGTGAGGCTGTCTTGCATGTTTTCGTCCCGATACCACTCATTCCATATTAGGTTCATCGCCCTGGCGTACATGTTGTTGACTGAGGTTCCGAAGTTGATTGCCGGAGGCAGGCCGATGTGGTCGTAGAACGATCCTCGAAGGAAGCCGCCAGCTCCGACAGTAACCTGGGGCACCAGGTAGTCGGTCGAATCTCCTGGGTCGATTTGTTCGCCGCAGAATTTCTGCCAATTGTCCCAGACGAGGCGGTTGGGAACGCTCCACCAATGTATGTCCACGTACATGTTATCCATGACCGGCTTTAGCTGGGTAGCTAGGCGGGCGAAGATAGTCGGCCGCATGTGCATCGTGTCGCCCGGAAGGGTTTCGTCCACGAATATCGGGCAGATTTCGCCGAAGTCGAAGGTAGTTTTCATGCCCGAGTTTCGATTGAATGCGGTTCTCGGTACGTGACTCGGCGGTATTCTCGCGAAGTCGTGTTGTCCGCCGGTAGTCGATCCGAGTGAGTTTCGAGCCATCTTTGTTGCTCCTAGTTTGTACGTTAAGTTTGAAACGTGCAGGCCCTACCTGGTGCACCAGGTAGGGCAGGCCGCCCCCTATTCAGAGGTTTCAGTCCGAAGCGGGGCTACCCAGCTCGTCGGCGGATTGGTTTCGATTCCGTTGCTCGAGGTTGCGATCGTAGTCTTGAACAGTATTGCGGTGCCTAGTGAGTTATTGACTTCCGCGCTGAAGAGGGTCCCGTTTTTGGGATCCCATTCGCCTAGGTTGAAGAGGGTATAATCCTCTGCCCATTTGCTGAAGTCGTGTTCTTGGTCGTTGGCGGCCTGTTGGAACATTCGGATTGCCAGTCCGTCTGCAGCTGCAAAGAACGGCTGCAGGAATGCTTCGGCTTTCGAGTCATATACGCTGTAGATGTTTTGCATTTAGGGTGCTCCCTTTGTGAACCAATCGATTACGCACGTGACTACCCAGACGATCCATTCGCCTGCGTTTTGTATAAACGTCGGGTCTTCGTGCATTTCACTCATCAGAAATCCCTTTCGAAACGTAGTGCCTTGAGCCTTAGTATTTCTTCTTTGGTGTCGAGTCGTTTTGGTGTTTGATCTTTGTTTCTCTTTTTTGCTTTCATGGCGCGCTTTGCTTTGAGTTGTTGGTGCGCGCCGGGGTCCTCTATTTCGTAGTGTCCATCGTAGAATTTGGGGGGTCGCATTTTCTTACCGTTCATTATTACTTCGTCTCTTGGGTAGACGTCTTTTTTATATTTTTTTATCCATTCTTTTCCTATCCCGGGTCTTCTAGACATTGTTGTGTATTCCGGTTTTATTTCTCCTTTTATTTCTCCTGTTTTTTCATTTCTTATTTCGTAGTGTCCTTGTTTTCTTTTTTCTCCATTTACTTTTTTCATTATGTATCTCGCGGTGTATGCCGCGCTTTCGAACGTGAGTGAGCCTACTTGTGTTTTTCCTTTTCCCCAGACGTGAGTGAGTGTCTCACTGTCGTAACCTTGTTCTCCACTCTTGGTTTTCCCAGCGGGCACCAGGTCGTTTAGTTCCAGGCCAAACGTGCATGCGTGATAGTGTGGCCTGCCGTACCGGTCCCCGTATTCCCCACAGTGGAAGTATCTGAACTTCCCAATCTGTGTCCTCGCTCTGCGAGCAAAGTCCTGCCAATCCCTTACTACGAGCGATCCGAGCTCCGGGAGGTGCTCGTCGGCATATGTCAATGTTATGAAGTGACATTGCTCTGGCTCGTAAGCCTGGGCTTCGTGCATTATTCGCACGGCCCACTGCCGGCTTCTTTCAAGCCGGCATCCTCTACATTGGCCGCAGGCGATGGTGACTTGCCAGCTATTGCTTCCCATTCCCCTGCGTTCGCGGATGACCCCATCCGCGTCTCTGTTACCCGTAATCGGGTTGTTGCATGCCACACCCTTAGAACCGCCATCCGCCCCGCATGGGCGAGTTTCTGCGGTTCATGTTGTGTGATCGGCTTGCTCTTCGTCCGCCGCTTGAGCGGCGTTTTGAGGACGTGTTACGTCGTCGTTTCATGATTATTCTCCGTTATGTCCGATAAGATAGATCGTGTTAATTTGGCCCCTCTTTGGGGGGCTCTTTGGGGGGTGACCAGTTTCTGTCTTGTTGTTAACTGGTCTGACTGGATTATTCCAGTCTTTTTCTTATTCCCCTCCTATGATGGGATTTTCCCCCTCCACGACCGGGTCGGTTGCGACCGGGTCGGGTTCCGGCTGGGCGGCGATGCCGAGCCGGATCGCTTCGTCCTGGTTGTCCGGGTTTTCGCAGAATTCGATGAATTTTTGCGGATCGTTTGAGAACCGTTCGCGGACGTCGCTTGTCAGCTCGGCGAACATTGTGTCCGCTTGGATCACGGTATTCATGGCCTCTTGGTAGTCCGGGAGATTACTGAAGTCGCCGTATTGTGGGCGTTCGAGTGTTTGCCGAAGTATGCCGGTCTTGCGGTGTTTGGCCATGATGCGATTGATGTCGCATTCGTCTTTGAAGCTCTGATGTGTTCTTCCACCTTGGCTTAGGTCGATCTGTACCCGACGCCTTTTGGGTCGTTCGGTGCTAGTGGTTTTTGCGGGCATTGTTACCTCTTTTTTGTAAAGGGTGAGATGCTCTTGGTTCCTCGGTCGAGGAAACGCATGATCTCGCCATATTTGGTCTTGTCGATGTCGGCTTCTAGTCTGCGCCCGACGTTGAGTGACCTGGCCGCGGCGCTGTTTTGCGCGGTCAAGGCGTTGTCAAATCCCCATTTGAATCGTTGATCGCGTTGGGTTTTTTGAAACTCTTTCTGTAGTTCGGCGAGTTCTACTTTGTAGTCTGTGTCGGCGATTATGTTTCGTTGCTTTTCTTTCTCGGTTTTTCGTTGTTGTGCTTGGAGGCCCGCTTGTGAGAATGCGGAAGCGCCCCGAGCCATTGACCCACCGAAGTCGGGGGTCTGGGCCATGGCGCCTTGGCCTCCTCTTCCGGAAGGTGCTCCGCCTGCTCCGGTGGCGTATGAGAGGATGGGGTTTAGCCCAGAGGCTCGCATATCGTCCATTTGCATCTGGTAGCGGCTACCGTACATACGTTCTTGGAATGTACGGTCTGTGAGGTTCTCTTCTCTTTGCCAGGCGCGTTGCTCGCGGCCTTGTTGGCGAGCGTGTTTAGCGGAGATGGCGGCGCCGCCCAGTCCGAAGAGTCCTCCGAGTAGTGCACCGAACGGCATTTTAGAGCCTGGTCAGTCCGGGCACACCGTATTGCGGCATGGGCCGGACGCTCCGGTATTCGAAGAACGCATCGAAGAGGAGTTCTGGTTCGCTGGGTACTGCGACGATTCTACTTACCGGAGGTTGTTCTTGAATGAACGCATCGCCGAGGACGGGCAGGCTGGCGAAGTCTTGTGCCAGGTGCCAGATGTCGAGCGGTGCTGTGTGGGAGCTGCGGAATGCTCCCGTAATTAGGCTCGGCTTGTAACGATACTCCGCGAAGCGTGTTTGGTAGCCGAATACGAGTTCATCGGCTGCGCTGCCGTCAGCGTAGAGCTCCTTGTTCAGGACGGTTTGCTCCCCGAGATTCGCCAATTCGGGCCAATAGTAATCCCATCGGGTCCTGCGGCTGTGGCTGCGATCGATGCCTTGCTGGTAGTTGAGGTCTGCTCGGGCAGAGGCCAGTCCGATGATCATACAGTGTTCATCGAAGGTTTTGGTGAAGCCATTGGCTGAGCCTGAAGCGGTGGCCCAAGCGGCCATATCTCCCATAAATTCGGCTTCTCCAGTGTCTAGGCCGTAACCACTTTGCTGTTGGACTTGGTTGACGCCAACAGGGACGGTTCCGCCCCCGAGGTATTCGGGTCGTTGTAGTCTTGCATCATTGACTGTTACGCCGAAGTGACTGAGGAGTACTTCCTTGTATCTTGTTCCGCCTCGATTGTCTTTTTCATAGAGCCGCTGGATAGCGATGCTCTGGCGCAGTTCGTTGATTGTTGCTGCGGTTGCGAGAGATAGGTTGGCGATCATCGGATCGTCGGCTATCGCGGTTCCGGCGCTCATTTTGATTGAGCTTGTGCCTGAGCCGACGGTCACCAGGACTGTGCTTTCGGAGGCGGTCATCGTGACCGGCGCAGCCCCAGCGATTGGCATTTCGACGCTGGGTCCCTTTTGAGGTGTTGGCAAGCAGCTCGTGAAGTAGTCGTGCCGTTTGCCCCGAGGACGCAAAGGGTGGTAGTTGTTGACGTCATCGGGTCCGTCGTCATGATCGACGGTGAGGCTGTCTTGCATGTTTTCGTCCCGATACCA